CATCGATAAATGTAAATGATGATAATAGTTATTATTCATCTATTGATGGTGTTTTATATAACAAGGATAAAACAACAATAATTAACTATCCATGTGCAAAGTTAGATAACGTTTTCGCGATTCCCAACAGCGTTACCAGCATTGGCGACTATGCGTTCGATGGTTGCACATCCCTCACATCCATCGAGATTCCCGACAGTGTCACCAACATTGGCGACTATGCATTCTACAATTGCACATCCCTCACATCCATCGAGATTCCCGACAGCGTCACTACCATTGGCGTTGGTCCGTTCTCATCCTGCGCATCCCTCACATCGATAAATGTAAATGATGATAATAGTTATTATTCATCTATTGATGGTGTTTTATATAACAAGGATAAAACAACAATAATTAACTATCCATGTGCAAAGTTAGATAACGTTTTCGCGATTCCCAATAGCGTCATCTCCATTGGCAATCAGGCATTCCAGTCTTGCACATCCCTCACATCGATTGTGATTCCCAATAGCGTCACCAGCATTGGCAATCAGGCATTCCAGTCTTGCACATCCCTCACATCGATTGTGATTCCCGACAGTGTCACCAACATTGGCGACTTTGCATTCTACAATTGCACATCCTTAACCATTTACGCCGAAGCAAGTAGCAAACCATCTGGATGGAACAGTGCTTGGAATTTTAGTAGACGTCCAGTAGTGTGGGGATATGTTGGTTAATTTTTCTGATTTAAAATTTTCATCACATAACCTAAGTGAACGGCTACACCAGTAAGAAACTGACGGAAATCATAAGTTGCCTAATGGTGTCCGATAGGAAAATACAAGCAGTAAGGCGATAACACGAGAAAACTTATGTGAACGGAAATAATGTAAATAGCGTATTTACCCAGTTACGATTAACTAGTCTTCAGTTTGACCATTAGGACACAGACGATTCGATAATAAACTAACCACGAAAGGAAAAATCGTGGTTTTTTTCTGCATAGAATACTGGCCATGCCTATGGGAAGTCATTCCCTTGCGAAAATTCGTAGTATTCAACTTATCGTTAGGAGTTGAACTACATGAGAAAAAATATTTATCTCGAATGGAAGAGCAAAGATGTCTTAAAAGATAAATTGGAACTGATCAAGAAACTTGCGAGCGTTGGAATCAGCGAAGATTCGATAGCGGAAAGTCTCGGCATCGCTCTTCGAACATTCCAAAAAATGAAGAGCGACAGGAGTGATGTGAACCTTGCCTATGAGAGTGGTAAGAACCTTTTAAAGGATTCCATGATTGCCAACATCATTAAACGTGCGAACGGAGGAAAGACCATCGATGAAGACCAATACATCGAAGAAACCCCAAGAGGAACGAGAAAACGGATTATCAAGCACACCAAAGAACACTTGCCCGACATAAGTGCCGCGAAGTTTATCCTTGCCGTTTATTTCGGCAAAGAATATAGCGAAAAGAAGTTCGAACTCGACCTAGCGGAAAAACGATTAGAAAAACAAAACGAGGAATGGATCAATGGAGATAGTAAACAAGAAGATTAACGAGCTTAAAGAATACGAGAATAATCCTCGGAATAATGAAGCGGCAGTGGAGGCTGTTGCTAATTCGATTAAGGAGTTTGGTTTCAAAGTTCCGATTATCATAAGTAAAGATAATGTGATCATCGCCGGACATACCCGATATAAGGCGAGCCACCGATTGGGTCTCCAGGAAGTCCCGTGTATCGTCGCCGATGATTTATCAGATGAGCAAATCAAAGCCTTTCGGCTTGTCGATAACAAAACGAGCGAACTGGCGACATGGGATTTAGAAAAGCTTGAAGAAGAACTATCAGAATTAAATCTTGACATGAGTATCTTCGGCTTTGAACATCAATTGAGTGATGACGAGCAAGAAGAAACCCATGAAGATGATTTCGACATTGATGATGTATTAGATAAAGAACCATTTTCGCAATTTGGGGATTTATATATTCTTGGACGGCATAAAGTGTTATGTGGCGATTCCACCAAAATAGAAGACTTCGAAAGAGTGCTGGATGGTGAATCAATTGATTTGATTGTCACTGATCCTCCTTATAACGTCAACGTCGGGGCAAAGGGCGATGCGAATGATGTCTTTGATAACCGCAAGATTCTTAATGACCACATGGATAGCGATGATTTTGTTAATTTCCTTAGCAAATCCTTTACCAATATGGAGAAAAGCTTGAAAAAAGGCGGTGCATCCTATGTCTTCCATGCTTCATCCTCACTCGTTGAATTTGATATGGCCTTACGGAAAGTAAACCTCAAACCACGACAACAGCTCATTTGGAATAAGAACACCTTCGTTCTTGGCCGTCAAGACTACCAATGGAAACACGAAGCTATTTATTATTCCTTTAAAGAAGGCGAAGCCCATTACTTTGTTAACGACCGAACACAATCGACCGTCATCGACACTCCCTATCTTGATTTCAAAGCGATGAAGAAAGATGAACTCATCACCTTACTCGAAGAAATCTATTCGAAAATCATCCCAACTGTCATCAACGAAAACAAACCAGCAAAGTGCGCCTTGCACCCGACGATGAAGCCAATCAACCTACTTGGGACGCTTATTAAGAACTCCAGTCGAAAAGACGAACTCGTGATGGATCCGTTTGGTGGTAGTGGTTCAACTCTCATTGCCGCGAACCAACTAAACCGGAAAGCCCGGCTTATCGAGCTTGAACGACACTATGTCGATGTCATTGTTCGCCGCTATCTTGAAGACACAGGCGAAATTCTTGACGCCTATTTAGTACGAGATGGGAAAACAATCCCATTAACCGAAATCGATTATTTTAAACTGGAGGAAGACGACAATGAGAATCAAAACTAGTGAAGCGGTCTTTAAAGGTCATCCCGACAAAGTCTGTGATCAGATAGCCGATGGACTCCTTGACGTTCTCTTATCCAACGATAGGGATTCAAGAGTGGCCATTGAATGCCTTATCAAAGATAACTTTGTTGTCATTGCCGGAGAAGTGACTAGTAAATACTCGATTGATTATGCTAAAGAAACTAAAAGGATCCTTGAAGAAATCGGATATAATGATGACTTTGAAATCATCGTAAAAGTGTCAGAGCAATCAAACGACATAAAAATTGGAGTCGATAACCTTGGAGCGGGTGATCAAGGAATCATGTATGGTTATGCAACAGACGAAACGAAGGAGTGTTTACCACTTCCCTATGTCTTATCAAGAAACATTGCCAAACGAATGGATGAAGTAAACTGTCAAAATCCTTCTATTTTCGGATTAGATGGAAAGTGCCAGGTTTCAATTGTCTATGAAGGTGATAAAGCCAGGCACATTTCTACAGTTGTTGTGAGTGCTCAGACAAAACCAGGAATCAGCCGTGAAGAATATGAACCCTATATCCTTGAAGTTCTTGAAGAAGTACTACAAAGTGACTTAACTGATACGAGTACATTGATCCTCATTAATCCTACTGGAGAATTTATTACTGGAGGACCTTATGCCGATAGTGGTGTCACCGGTCGAAAACTCCAGGTCGATAGTTATGGATCTCTAGCTTTGCATGGTGGTGGTGCTTATTCAGGAAAAGACTATACCAAAGTTGATAGAAGCGGTGCTTACTTTGCTAGATATGTCGCTAAGGCAATAGTCAAAGCAGGACTGGCTGATTCAGTTGAAGTATCGGTCGCCTATGCAATTGGAGTACCATTCCCAGTTATGGTCGATGTTAAAGCCAAGAATAGCGAGTATAGCAATGATGAACTTCGAAAAACAATTAACAAAGTCTTTGACTTTGCACCATCAAATATCATCAAAGAGTTGAAACTCAAAGAGCAAACATATCAACCTCTTGCAGCATACGGTCACTTTGGGAATATTGGCTATCCTTGGGAAGAAGTGTCAGAAGAAGTGATAAATAGACTAAAAGAGGCAAGCAATTCTTTGAATGGCCAAAACTGAAAGACTTCAACGCTTTTATAATTCGCTCGCATGGCAAAAAGCCAGGGATTATAAAATGGCTAGTGTCGGATATCTATGTGAGGTGTGTGGTGGAGTCGGAGAAATCGTTCACCATAAGATTCCACTGACTGAGGCCAATATGCAAAATCCAAAAATCAGTATTGGTAACGAAAACTTACAACTCGTTTGCCGTAGCTGTCATAAGCGAATTCATGATGAACTGGACGGAAAAGGACGAAGAATCAGGTTTGATAAGGATGGAAATATTGAACCTTATTAAAATATTTTAAGAAATTTTGTAACAAAATGATGTTTGCCCTCCTATTTATAAGTAGGAGGTTTTTTATGAATCAAAAACTAGATGACGAAATTAACGAAGTGGTTAGACTGATCACTATCGAAAAGAGGTTAGGCAAGACTTCAATCACAAAGGAAGATGCAGACTTTGTAAAAGCACTTGCCGATACGAAACATTATCCACGAGCGGAGTACGTCCTTGCCAGAATGTACTTATGTGGATATCAAATGGAACAAGACAATGCAATGGGGATGAAGTATCTTGCAAGGAGCAGTCGGCACGCAAGTTATGACATCCAATTGAAAATTGCTTACTTGTACCATGTGATGGGAGAGTACAAAAAGATAGCAAAGACACTTGAACGAGCTCTTGAAGATTGCAAATGGATATAATAAAAGAACTTGTAATGACGATATAAGATAAATTCTGATGAGGCCCCCGCCTAGGTGCTTATACTTAGTTAAATCAAGACCGCACCCCCCACATCCAAAATACGTGGAGCCACTTTTTTGAAAACCGATATTTCGATGTCGGTTTTTTTGTTGCTTTTGGAACGATTTCAAAATGCACCCCCTTCCCGCGCGTGAGAGAGTTTCGGTTCGAAGAAAATATAGTCTTCAGTTTGACCCTTAAATGTATTTAAAACCAAAAGTAAAATCACCTTAAGAGTCGAACAGAGACGACACTCTCTCTCATAGAGGATACCCAAGTGGTAAACGAAACGACCGTTAGAAGATTACGTGACTGAAATTCGCTCCCCACGCTCTAATGGTGACTCCAAATCCCCTTATCGTGGCTCGCTTAAACGGAATACAATATCCAGTTTCGGAACACACTCTTCTTTAACTGGATTTATCTTGTTTATGTGGTATTTGTTTTGTTAGATACAAAGTATCTAAGGAGAACAAAGTATGAGTGAGAAGATTACTTTAACCGAAGTTAGAAAAGATGGAACCACAGTCGAATCCATCAGTATCAGTCGCGAAGACTTAAATATCGGAGTCAATGCCCTCCGGGAACTACGCCGCAACAATATGGGGTTGGTAACATACGGCCAGATCAAAAAGCTTGAAGACCACATCAAAACAACTGGTAAAACTCGATACACCAAACGAGAACTTCATGAAATCATTGGAGAAACTGAAAATGCCATATAAGTACAAAATTGATGTTTATCAACTAACCAACAAAACCACCTACTCGGGTGAAATGGATTCCCTAAACGAAGTCAACATCATCTTGAAACAAGTCGAAAAGAAACTAGTCAAAGATGAGACAGCAAGAATCACCTTCACTTATACGGAAATCAACGAGAAAAAAACCACCTCAGAACGTGCCAAGATTCGCAAAATCGTCGAAGAAGAATATGACAAGGTCATGAGTGAAAAGAAGGTAAGAATATGAAAGACAAAATATGTTCAATCTGCAAAAAGCCCTTTAGCGAATATGGTAATAACCCCGCTCCATTTCATGGCGGGGTATGTTGTGATGATTGCAACACTAAGTATGTCCTTCCCCTTCGTATCTATCAAGGCACTCGAAAACCACAGTATGCACTCCACTTTAAAGAAGATGGAACGCTCGAAACACTGAAACCTAAAGATAAATACTTTACCCTCGAAGAACTTCAAACCGCAGTCAAAGGCTATATCGAACTATACCCTTGTCGCTATGAAAATAAGCTGATCATCTGTGATGAAGAAGGATTAATCAAACATCGACCGGCGAACACAGTCTTTGCCAATCTCACAAATATCAAGCTTGTGGGTGATGTGCTGTTATGCCCAGAAGCAATCTTTGAGGCACCCGATGAAGAAGAAACTTAACTCATGCGTCTACGACGAATATAAAAGACTTAAAGGTCTTTTTGCTTTGGAAACACTGGACGAAAGTAAGAAAACGCTCATTGATGAACTACTTCAACAAATGGCTTTCATGAAGATGGAACTCGTAATTGTTCAAGAACAGATTGCAAGTTATGGATCCGTGCAAGTCACCAAGAGTGGCAAACAACGACAAAGTGAAGCCGCTAAATTCTATACAAAACTCGTTGCTTCTTATTCTTCAACCCTTAAAACGATCAATGCCATCCTTGGTAAAACCAGTGGTGGAGAAGATGACGAACTCGACAAATTCTTGAAGGGCATCTCATGAACTATCTACTCGAATACTATCATGAGATAAAAGAAGGAAGAATCCCGGTTGGCCAAGAACTTAAAGCTACACTCGATAAGCTCATAAAAGACCTTGATGATCCCCGATACATCTTTGATGAGAAAGCCGGAAACATTAGAATCCAGTTTATCGAAACCTTCTGCAAACACACTAAATCGCCATTTAATGGCGAACCTTTTATTTTAGAGTTATGGGAAAAAGCTATTCTTCAAACAGCCTATGGTTTTAAAGAAAAAGCGACAGGACTACGTAGATTCAATGAAGTGGTGTTACTCGTCGCCCGGAAAAACGGCAAGACTACCTTTATTGCCGGCATTGATTTAGCGGAATTCTTCCTCTCTAAAGGTGGAGTGGACATCGTCTGCGCCAGTAACACGAACGATCAAGCCTCAATTCTCTATGAAGAAATCAATAATATGCGTGAGGGTAGCAAAGCTCTTCGAAGTGAAAAACGTTCAAAGAAGAACATCTTTTACATCTATTCACCCAAGACCAAAAATAAGATTAAGAAACTATCAGCTCAAAGCCGGAACAAGGACGGCTATAACATCGAAGTTGGATGTATCGATGAAGTCCACGAGATGACGGATTCGAAAGTCTATGATGCAATCAAGCAGAGCCAATCCACAAAGAAGGAACCGCTCATCTTCATCATTACCACTGAAGGGACAGTCACTGAGGGATTCCTTGATAAGAAACTAACCTATTGCCGCAAGATGATCAAAGGTGAGATAAGTGATGAAAAACTCCTTCCTTGGTTTTATACCCAGGATTCGCAAGAAGAAATTTATCTAGATAAAAGAACATGGAAAAAATCAAATCCATCTTTAGGCAAAGTGAAACTAGAATCTTATCTTGATGACATCATGAACAAAGCCCGAAATGATCTCTCCACCAGGGTGACGATGCTCTGCAAAGACTTCAACATCAAGCAGAGCGATAGTGGAAGTTGGCTCACCTATAATGACTTGAATAACGAAGAGCGGTTTAATATAACAAGTTTAAAAAATTCCTATGCTATTGGCGCCGTCGACTTATCAAACACCACGGACTTGACCGCCGCCTTATTACTAGTAATAAAAGACGAAAAGAAATACATCGTTCCCCATTTCTTCATGCCAAGTGATGTTTTAAAAAAGCGAATGGAAGAAGACTCCGTTCCATATGATATTTACCTTAAGAACGGTCTTTTAACACTTACTGAAGGTAGCCAAAACGACTTTTCATTAGTGACGAAGTGGTTCCTTAAGATGGTACAGGTTCATAACATCCGTCCACTATGGGTCGGATACGATCCATGGAATGCTCTTTACTGGGTGAAAGAAATGGAAGAAATGGGTTTTACAATGGAAAAGGTTCGCCAAGGTGTCTACTCATTAAGTGAACCAATGAAACAGCTTGAAGCGGATTTAAAGAACAAGCTCGTTATCTATGATAACAATCCACTATTAAAGTGGAACCTAGCTAACACTCAAGCAAAGATTGATATCAATGGAAATATCCAGCCAAGTAAACTCGGGAGTAAGTTCAAGCGTATTGATGGAGCAGTGGCTCTCATCATTGCCTATGCCGTCCTTAATCGCTACAAAATCGAATATGAAGGGATGATAAAATAATGGGACTTTTTAAACGTAAGAAAAAAGAAAGCGTGACTGGAATTCTTCCGCTCAACATCGAAGCGGTCTTTTCTAGTTTTGGCACTAACATTCTTAATAGCGACACCGTGCGAATTGCCATTGACCGAATAGCCAGTCATGCTTCTAAACTCAAACCACGGCACATCAAAAAAGAAAAAGATGCTCTTGTGGAAAGTGAAAGTGACATCAATTTTCTTCTCAAAAATTCACCTAACTCACTCATGAACCCGACAACTTTTCTTTATCGCATTGTCTCTTTACTTTTCATCAATAACAACTGCTTTATTTATCCCTTAACAAGTGTAGATGGAACTCTTGAAGGACTATTCCCCCTAAGGCCCAGGACGGTTGAAGCAATTAAGGATGAGCCAGGTCAGTTGTTCCTCAAATTCTTCTTTGATAGTGGCGAAGAATACACGCTTCCATACGAAAATGTCATTCATTTGCGTAGATTTTACTGCGAAAATGATGTGTTCGGCGGTAATGGAGCACTAAGCGATCATGCAACTCTAATTAAGACCGTATCGATTAACGAC